TAGGTACAATCATACATGGGGGTATTTTTACCCCCTCTCTATGGCTCTTAAATCAAGCCTTTTTTTTAATCATCGTTGTCAAATGTAAATTCAAAGTAATATTCTTCTTGATCTTCTTCTATTAAATCCTCAAGAACAGTTGTAGATGATTTAACATTTTTGAATTTTTGTTTAGCCTGGTTAAAATCTATAACATTGTTTTCTGCTTTGGGTTTATCTTCAGCCATTGTTTTGCCTCCTCTCCTAATACTTTAGCACCAATATCTATTTTATCTCTAAGAGCTTTCACAATCTTTTCATCAATTGTATTCTCAGTAATTAAATCAATGTATGTTACTTTGTTGGTCTGACCAATACGATGACATCTATCTTCTGACTGCATTCTTGTTTCTAAATTAAAATCATTTGCATAATACACAACTGTATTCGCTTGATTCAAAGTTATACCATAACCCGCAGTCGATGGATTCCCAATAAAAAATCTCATAGGGTTATCTTTATCTTCAAAAGCCTCAATAACCCGAACTCTTTCTTCTTGAGTTGTATCTCCGAAGTATGCTCCGACAGAATCTTTTCCATACAAAGTTTCAAGTTTATTTTTTATTGTAATGATATCGTATCTAAACCTAGAATATATAAGTATCTTGCCCGATACTTCATCACATATGTTAAGTAGTTCTGTTAACCTATTGGTTTTAAAATCAACTAGAGTTCCTTCGTCCGTCTTTAAATGTCCCGATAATATCTGCTGCAATCGTAACATTTGAGTAATGACCATTGGTGCGGTAACAGTTGAGGCAACATCAAGTAACAAAATAGCCTCTCTTTGTATCTTGTCATACATCTTCTTTTGTTCATCGGTTAGTTCAATGAAACGTGTTGTGTAAATTTTATCGGGTAGATCAAGACAATTTATTTTTAACACTCTAAATATATTAGGATCAATCTTACCGAGCAGTTCATCTAATCTTTTGTAGCCAACAATTTGTTGAAAGGTATGTGATCCAAGGCTCCTTTTTAAAATGTTAGCATGACGATTAAGAAAAGAATAATAACTTTTAAAATTCAAGATCCCTGGATCAAGGAACTCGAACTGTGACCATAGATCCAAAGGCGATTTGGTTACGGGCGATCCCGTAAGTAAACGTTTATAGGCAAACTCCCGACCTATCTTTATCAAAGATTTAGTTCGTTTAGCTTTGTGATTCTTGATAGTAGTTGATTCATCTATGGCAATAAGACCCCGACTCCCGAACTTCTTAGCCATCCAATTACCCGCTTTGATTCCACGTGTACTTGAGAAGGCCTCAACATTCATAACAAATATTCTAAGGGCAGTTGTAGATGTTTTGAAAAAGTCATTTAATTTACTTTCATACATTTTATTTGTATTGGATTGCCAGAATAATAATTTATATTCTATATTATCTGATAAATGTGTAGGTATTTCTTTCTGCACCCAATTGCGATACACACCTTTCGGAGCTAGTATTAAAGCAAAATTTATCTTTTTTTGATCACGTAAATAAGCAATGTTATCAATTAATACTTTTGATTTACCCGTACCCATCTCCATGAAAAACCCAAAGAGTCCCATGTCTTTTGCTTTGTCCAATGCATCTATTTGATGATTATATGGTTTTGTTTTCATTATGTGGTTGACATTCATGTAAATCCTCCTATATTGTCTAATATATACATAAAAAATATAATTTCAACCTAAACCTGAAGAGGAGATACTTTAATGGCTGAAGAAATTTTTGAAGAGATGTTTGATGATACAACTCTAGACAAGGTGCAAGAAGGGGACATGAAAAATCTTTCTTCTCTTGTTAAAGACTTAGATCAGATTACACTAGATATAAATTCAAAGGAAGAAGAACTTAAAGAACTAAAACTTCAAAAGCATAAAATGTCTACGGAGCAAATACCTTCCATGATGGATGAGATGGGTGTCCAACGACTAGATGTTGAGAATCTTAGTGTATCTTTAAAACCTTTGATTAATGCAAGTATACCACCGACAAGAAGAGATGAGGCTTATCAGTGGTTAAGAGATAATGGCCTTGATGATATTATTAAGAACGATGTCATCATGTCATTTGGAAAGGGAGAGGATAACATGGCGGGTGACATAATGTATGAACTCGAAAAACGTGGTATGCATCCCGAAAAGAAGACACACATTCACTCGATGACACTTAAAGCATTCATCAGAGAACGTGTGGAAAAGGGGTTGCCGATCGATTTAGATTTGTTCGGTGGCTATGTAGCAAGAACTGCAATCATCAAAAGGAGTTGATAATGAGCAAAGCAGTAGCAAAAAAAGAGGACAATCTTCCCTCTGAAATAGAAGATCAAATTTTTGAGACCGCTGGTGAAGGCATTGACTATGATACATCGGAATTACAAATTCCATTTTTACGTCTCATACAAGCCATGTCCCCACAGTTAAAGAAAACTGACCCGAAGTTTATTAATGGGTGTACTCAAGGAGACATGTTCAATACTGTAACAAATCAGTATTGGGGTGGTGAAGAAGGTATAACAGTTATACCTTGTTACCAAGAGACTAAGTACTTGCAATTTGTGCCACGTGACATGGGTGGTGGTTTTGTGGGAGAAATACCATCTCATGATCCAATCATCAAACAAGCCAAACGTGAGGGAAATAAAGAGATACTCCCGAATGGTAACGAACTTGTTAAGTCGGATCAGCACTATTGCATCATACTTGATGGTGACATCCCAACACTAGCTATTATGGATATGAAAGTATCTCAGCTTAAAGTTAGTCGAAGATGGAAGACTCAAATTGCAATGCAAAAGGTCAAAGACAAGAGCGGACAGTTACGTGTTCCCGCAGTTTATGCAAACATGTGGAAGTTCAAATCAGTCGAGGAAAGTAATGATCAAGGTACATTCTTCAATTGGAATTTTGAACGTGTCGGTTTTGTCCAAGACAGAGCCTTGTTTGATGAGGCCAAGAAGTTTAGGGAATCCGTTATGAAGGGTGAGGCTAAAGCAAGAGCCGAGGATATCGTTGATCAGCCTTCTGCGTCAGCAAAAGTAGATGACGAAATTCCATTTTAATGGACCTTAATCAAAGATTCATGGCGGTGTTTGAGGGATCAAGCACCGCACATGGACAAACCACAATTGGTAATGTTAGGAAAAATGGTAAGACCGATGCACGAAGTTTTATCGTTAAGGAGCCTTTGACTATTGATTTAGTACAAGAGCATCTTAATGGAACAAAGGGTGTTGGCTCAATTCCCATTACACATAATAACACATGCAAGTTTGGTGTGTTAGATATAGACACATATCCAATCGATCATGCAGAAATAGCAAAGAGATGTAAGACTATGAAACTGCCTTTTGTTGTATGCAGAAGTAAATCGGGTGGAGCACATTTATTTTTATTCTTAAAAGAACATTATCCAGCAGTCGATGTTAGAGATTATTTAGGTGAGATGGCAGCAGCACTTGGCCATTCAAGTTGTGAGATATTTCCAAAGCAAGATCAAATACTCGTGGATCGTGGTGATGTGGGCAACTTTATAAATCTACCATACTTTGATACGGAGAATACTTTAAGATACGCAGTCGATGAAAAGGGCAAGGAGTTAAAGCTTGAGTCATTTTTAGATTTTGTTGAAAAGAAAACTGTAACTCTGGATGATCTAGCTAGATTAAATTTAGGTAATAACAAAAAAGAATTTGATGATGCACCATGGTGCTTACGTATATTTTTTAATCTTGGTATACCCGAAGGTCAAAGGAACAAGGTTATGTTTCATGCGGGTAAGTATGCAATTAAAAAGTTTCCCGAGAGTTGGAAACAAATGTTGGAAACATGGAATCAAAAATATTGTAATCCACCTTTACCCGCATCTGAGATAGTAACAATTCAACAACAACATGAGAAAAAAGATTACGAGTATTTGTGTAGGGATGAGCCTATGCAAAGTCATTGTGATAAGAAGGCATGTAAACAAGCTAAGTATGGAATAGGCAATCAAGATACGTTACCCGAAATTGGTGGATTAACAATCTTGAAGTCAGAGCCAAGACTATTCTTTCTTGATGTGGATGGTAAACGATTAGAGTTATCCACAGAACAATTACAAATGCCTATACAGTTTCAACGTGCATGTATCGAACAAATTGATTTCATGCCTCCGTTGTTTAAACCAGGGGATTGGCAAATTTTGGTAAATAACTTGTTGTCCTCTGCAACGTCAATCGAAGCTTCTGAAGAGTTGACCTTAACGGGTCAATTTAAAGAACTCGTAGAAACCTACTGCACAAGCCGAATTCGGGCAAAGTCTCCCGAGGAATTGACTATGGGTAAACCATGGACAGAAGAAGACTTAACATACTTTACCATGAAAGGGTTGCAGGAGTTTTTGAAACAAAGGGGGTTTACCACCTTTAATAGACCACAGATCCAACAAAGACTGAAAGATTTAAATGATGATGCCAAGTGTAATGGCATTAAACAAATCAAGATGGATAATGGTAAGTGGAATAACTTGAGGGTATGGTGGGTTCCTAAATTTGAAACTACTGAAGTGGATTTATCTGTAAAAAAGGAGACATATGATGACGAAATCCCATTTTAAAGAAACACAAACGGAAAGGAGTACTACATTCCTTACGGGACCCGAAGTATGTGCATGGCTTAAAATATCTAAGTCTACGTTGTACCTATGGGTTCAAAGAGGAATATTTCCTAAACCTAAAATACTTGGTTTGCCCGAGAAGAATGGAACCTCTAGATGGGTAGAGAGTGAAGTTCAAGAATGGCTAGATAACAGACCAAGAGAAAAGACNGATGGGTGAGGAACTAATATTCGGACCACCAGGATGTGGTAAGACATATACTTTGATTGATATAGTTAAGGAAGAACTAGGCAGAGGCACACCGCCCGATAGGATAGGATTTGTATCTTTTTCTAAGAAATCTATAGAAGAGGCTAAAGATCGTATATCGGCACAAACAAAACTGTCATTCAAAGATGTTCCGTGGTTCAAGACCCTTCATTCGACAGGCTATAATTGGCTTGGCCTTAATGAATCTAATATGATGACTCGTAATGATTTCAATGACTTAGGAAAAGAACTTGGAGTTATATTTGATGGTTATACGGCCAAGTCCAATAGTGATGGTGTGCTTCTGCAATCCTTTAATAAAGGCAATCAATATCTAGAACTAATTGGTCGAGCTACAATGAGAGAAGTAAGTTTAGAACAAGAGTACAATGACAATGGAGATTATCAGCTTAACTATTCTTTTTTAAAAAAGGTAAATCAAGTTTATCAAGATTATAAACAAGAATTCGATAAGCGAGACTTTACGGATATGATCTCAGACTTTGTAAAACAAGGCACTGCTCCAAAACTAGATGTATTGATTGTTGATGAAGCACAAGATTTAACTAAGCTTCAATGGTCAATGATCGAGGTTCTTAAACAATCGGCTAAACGAATATGGTATGCGGGGGATGATGATCAAGCGATTCATGCATGGAATGGTGTAGATGTAAAAAACTTTATGAATTCTTGTGAGAATATTAGAATACTAAATCAAAGTTTTAGGGTGCCAACATCTGTGCATAAATTAGCAAACAAGATTGTAAACAGAATTGATGTAAGACAACACAAAGATTGGAATCCGACAACACGTGAGGGATCGGTAGACTATCACATGAATTGGTATGATGTGGATATAGACGAGGGGTCATGGACAATCATGGCACGAACAAACAAAGTTGTGAGTAAGATTGAAACAAATTTACGTGACAATGGATATCTATACGAGAGGTTTGGTAGAACATCACTTGATGGTGAGTTCATTCAGTTTATGAGAATGTGGGAAGATTTACAAAAAGATAAAGCGGTAGCTTTAGATTCTATCAAACAACTCTATGACTTCGTACCAAAGCAAGGTAAGAATCAAGTTGTAAAAAGAGGATCAGCAAAGTCTTTAGAGTATTTAGATCCACAAAGCACAATGACATATGACGAACTTGTTACTAATCATGGCATGGTTGCTCCCAAAGATATGAAATCTGTGAATGTAGTCAACATGTCTAAAGATGATCAAGACTATATGGCAGCCATACTAAGACAAGGAGAAGACTTACAAAACCCACGTATTAAACTATCAACAATACATCAGATGAAAGGTGGAGAAGATGACAATATAATATTATCATCGGAGTCGTGCTATCCCGCAGTAAGTGCACTTAACCAAGATGATGAGCATCGAGTCTTTTATACGGGAATAACAAGAGCAAAACATAATTTACACATAATAGAATCATACGGAAAGTTTAGGTATATGATATGAAAAGAGATGATATTTTAAAGAATGCCATGAAGTTAATAAATGGTAAACGTTCTAAAGATTACGGGGATGCATATGATAANCACCAAAGGATAGCAGACTTGTGGTCTGTGGTGTTTGGGTTTAAAGTATTAGTGTGGCAAGTTTACTTGTGTTTAATATTGGTCAAGGTTGCAAGGTTAGTAAATTCTCCTAAACATTTAGATAGTATGATAGATATACCAGGATATGCAGCATTACTTGGAGAGACAATAGATAAAGATGATAAGTAGTTATTTCAAACCACACCCCAATCCAACAATGAGAATCTTGAGTTTAGGTGCGGGTGTACAATCATCAGTTATGGCATTGATGGCCGAGCGAGGAGAGATTACACCTAAGCCAGATTGTGCAGTTTTTGCTGATACACAATCAGAACCCGATGAGGTTTACACACATCTTGAGTGGTTATCTGCACAACTATCTTATCCAATATATCAAACAAGTGCGGGTGATTTACGTAAAAGTATTACTGAAGGCATTAACATAAGAGGCACAAACAAGAACTATTGTGTTGTCCCCTTCCATGTCAAGGATGGATTTGGACGTAGACAATGTACAACTCAATTTAAGATCGAACCAATACAGAAAAAATTTAGAGAATTACTCGGTGTTAAGAAAAACCACAAAGTTAAAAAAGGTGTTATAGTCGAACAATGGATTGGTATCAGTCAAGACGAATTACAACGAGTCAAAGAATCTAGAGACAAATGGTTGTATAATAGATGGCCACTATTAGAACTCGGCATGAAACGATATGATTGTCAGAATTGGTTTTCTAAACATT